CTCACTTTAATCACCGCCAACGCAGCCGGAGCGAAGCTCCTTTGCGTAGCGTGTACTCTCTGACCGAGAACGCTTGCCGGGTGGCAAGCGTCGTGGATGCAACTGCATTTGGTCGTCTGTACGTTTCGTGGGAAGAGCAGCCTTCTGAGAAGAATCTCAGGAGCATACTCCAACCATTTAGCGTTTTACGGACAGACCTAGGCTCAACGTCATAAACGAGATACTCGAGCTTTTGCAAGCTTTTGTTAAATCGTCGACGACAAGGCCTACACGTTTCGGGTACTATAGGGAGAGAAGGGACGGACAATCCGTAAGCCTTCAACGGCAGGCGGTCATAAACCGCTTGTAGCCGTTCTACAATTAGATTGTAGGCTCGATAGTACTTGCGTTCATGCAACTTATTGGCGTAAGCCATATAAGATGTATAAACATCAGGGCGGCGGAGTGATGACCAAGGCGTCCGAAAACGGACAGGTGTGACATTTTCGCCTTTAAAGGCGTCCATGCCACATGATTCTCTAAAGAATCCTTTGGTGCAACTCTTATCACGGTTGATTTTCAACCCAAATGATTCGAGTATGATCATCGCGTGCTCGGCCAATCGGGCCGGGACGATGACATCATCCCCATACACGTACACATCCTCAGTTTGGATGTTCGCATCGAGTGTTCTCAGACCACTAAACAGTACTGCCCAAACGCATAAGGCCAAGACGGGAAAGCATAAAGCTGACCCCATTGGCGCAAACTTGTTAAAGGTAACTACTGTATTGTCTGGTAACCTCGTTCCTAAACTCCTCGTTGCCTCCAGAGCTGTCAATACAGGCTCTGGGAACAGGAGGCGCACCAAGCCAACAGACACACGGTCACTAGCCTCGTTGAGGTCAAGTGTCGCGTATCTGCCATGCAGGGAACCCATCAGGGCTCCCAACTGGTTTGGTTGTTGGTTGGTGAATCGGACCGCATGCTTAGTAAGGGCGTGCGATTCGACCGTCCGCATTATGGCCTGTGCTAGTCCCTGTTGGATCCACTGGAATTCCAGTGGTTCGCAGGATATTAGCCGAGGGCCACGCGAGTCTTTAGGTACAAGGATAACCTTGGCTAATGACTCTTCCGACTTCAGAGCATTAAGCTCTGCGGTTGCATCACATACATGGCCCAGAGACGCGTAATAATACTCGTCTATTGGGTAGTAGGTGGCGATTCGATCGGGGATGTTTCTCCATTGGTACTTACCGAAGAGCCGTTCTCCAGTGGAGACGGCTCCAGGTCCGTGCCTTGGGAAGATGTCCCTAGGATTGAATCCGGAGAAGACCCTTGCGAGGCTTCTTCGGGCGTGACGGATGGTTGCTCCGAACCAGTGGGGTCCTTTAAGGGCCTTAACTGTTTCGAGGGTACCAACGCGGTGACAATCATTGCCAATACGGCAAAGATAGTCAGAATGAGCTCTGATATGTTCATCGGTTTCTTTAAACTTTTGAACCACTATCGTGGCTTGTTTAGGGTCTCCAGGTAACTCAAGTTTGTAAAATACAAACAAGATATCCCTTAGAGATCTGATGCATCTTACATCAGCAGTGTAGAGGACTGTCCCGTTATGAGACAGAACCTGTTGGAAGAGTTCACCGAATAACATCGGTAACTTACTATTGGGCAAGCATTTGAATGCAAGCTTACTAGCGTCCATGGGTTCGTTCTCGGATAAAGCACTATCTAGTGCCTTACCCAGACGTGGCAGGGTTTTCGTAAGAAAACCTATTCCTTCTCCTGCGGCTCTAGAACGCACCTTTTGAAGGGTGAGTCGAAGAGCTTTAGGCGTGAATACATCACTGTGTAACGTTTGCACGTCGCACAGCATGGCAGTGATTATGCTAACATAGTCAAGGCTTTTGATAGGTACCATAAGGTATCCTTCCTCGAGCCAGCTGCCACGCTATACAACCCGAATTAACCCAGTAAGGGGTGTAAGGAACTCCTCCTTTCGGAGAAGTTCCCCACCTTGACCTGGGCAAGGGCCTCAATAGATAGTTCTAGTTAAAACTAGAGGCTACCGTTGAGGATTGCAGAAGCGCCGTTTCCGCTACCGTCAAAGAGAACCGTTGTCGCCGCGCCAGTTGTGGCGAGGAATGACATTAGGTTCGCAGCGACGTTAGCAGGCTCGGCGTACGAGGTGAGATTGCCGATAGGAATATCGGCCACCACGTAGAACGCGATGTTACTGGGAGTCTCAGAATCCACCTGTCCTGCGACAACTTTGTCGAATCGGACCATGGATCTGCGCCTCTTATTGACACCGTTCCCAAGCTCAGTATGTTTAATACTGAGTCGATGGGGATAGGCCGGAGTTTCGCCAATGAAGGCGAACTCGGTTTGTCGTTCATTCTGACTCAGACGGCTGAACTCTTGTTCAACACCGGCTGAATCCTTGATTTCGTTCGTATTGAGCGTATTAGCTAGCATGTACTATATTCCTTTTGTCGACATTAGTGTCGCACCTAAGGGAGGTGTGTGTTATACTCTAACGCTTACGTGTTAACGCGAGCGCTGAGCCTAAGGTGAACTCTTTTAGAGAGACACCCGAGAGGCGAAGTGCCTCAGTTACGGGACGGTAGCCAGAGGTTCTTTTATAAGAACTCTCGACGAACGTCACGGCGTGATGCCTTTGGCGTGGGAGCTTAAGAGAATCGGCATTGACAACAGTGTCGATGACGGTTGTTCTCTCGAGCTTTTGCGACCAGAGACAGTCTAATATGACTACCACGGGCTCCATGTTTTGGACTTTGAACTGATCAAGCCATCGGTTTACACCGGCGACCCAGTCAATTACAAAGGACCAAGGGATTGCATTCCAGATAATAGCAGGGTTAAAATTAACCCCCATAGTATCTAAGAATGTCAGGAATTCACCATAAACCTTTTGATAGGTCATGAAATGAAACCTGTATTTCAATTCCACATGGAACGTACCAGTTGCATTAACTAGCCGAGTTTGCAGTACTTTGTCATGCAGTCGAGACAGATAAGTTGTCGTATACTCACTTTTGGGTGAGAATCGATTACTATCATCTGCTACTTGAATGTATGCTTTCGTGCTACTTTCGTCAGCAATGTAACAGTACTTAGGACCAAGTGTCACTGTATAGTGACGAGTCCTAACTTTACGCTCCTCGCTGAGAAGTTTTCTCAACGTCTTGCGTACTCGTGTCAGCCCTGTACGAAAGTTCGTCAGGTCTGATAGCATCGGAAGAAGGTTGAACTGCTGTTGCAGGTAGCCGTCCGACGATGACTGTAGGATCCGGCGCAGGGAGGCTTTAAGATTGTATCCTTTTTGGACAATCAGGCCTTCCATACGCTTCACTGTACGTGGAAGAGTTTTCATATCTTTGAGCTCATATATTGAGTTTAAGAGACTAAGTTCTTCCTTGACTTGGGGTAGCATTGCCCTTACGGCATGCGCCACCAGGTCAGACTCGCCCTCGATGGGTAGTATAAAACTACCGTCGGGTTGAGGGTCATACAGTACCGGCAAGCCCAATATGGGATTGTCCGGAGGACCGAACGCGGAGTCCTTGTAGCAGAAAAGTGGACTGGGGATTTCCCAGGCCGTGTAGTAGTACGATGAAGCTGTATAAGCCCATGTGCCCACTACCTTAGCTGCTACTCCTTTTGGGACGATCGTCTTGCACTTATAGTGCTCGAAGTCGTTCCATTGGGACCGAGTATTACCTTCATTCAAGTCAGTAGTGGCTTCAAAAGAGAGGTTCAAATCTCTTTCTTGCCAATACCAATGTCTGAAGCGCGAGCCTGCGCTCAGCGTATACAACGTAGGCGTCCCTCTATTGGGAGCTTTATAGTATGTGTCCGTTGAGTAGTGCAGTAACTTGCCATAATACTTGGTACTTCGTGTTCTCATATTAAATCGGTGAAGTATTCACCTTGGCGAGGTCCAC